GTGCGGTGGTGTATCCAGAACCACCATCAGTAATCGTAACAACACCAACAACATTATCACTAATTCTACTTGTTGCAGCAGCTCCTACAGCATCCGTGCCACCACCCAAAATAACAACTCCAGGATTATTAGTATATCCAATACCTGGATTTTGTACATATATTCCTTGTACCTTGGATCCTATTTCAGTTCCATCACAATTAATAATTCCATCAAGAAGAGTAGCAATACCAACAGCTTGACCACCTATTGTTGGAGAAGAAGAAATGGCGACAGTAGGTGCAGAAGTATATCTTTCACCTCTATCGGTTATAACAAATTGATTAATACCACCAGTGGTTACAACTCCTGCAATTGCTGTTGCAGTACTTCCTGCTGCTACCAAAGTAAGAGTGCGGAGGTTAAAGTCTACATCAACTGTATCATCAATATCCTCAATACCAGTATCAATAACTTCATCTTCTGGTCTGAATAGTTCACAAGTTAATGTATAAACGTAATTTTTCTTTAACTGATAAAATGGTTTTTCATGCTCTACAAACTTAATCTCAAATAATCTATCACCAAATGGGAAATATACTAAATCTCCTTCTCTAGGCCTATCATATATTTCAACATTGGGTAACTCAATATCGGGTAAATTTTTTATCAAAGGAGCAATATAATTTTGATATCTTTCTCTTGAAATAGTTACAGTTAATTCCTTATTAGACTGAATACCAAATTTAGAAAGCAATACTGTATTATCCCCATACCCATCAAAATTTTCTACATATGCCTCAATAGGATAAGAATTATTGAACTTAGATTCAATTACTTCTCTGATAATAGTATTAGTGGTCGCATACTGACGAGGAAGGTAATGAACTTCCACACCATATATTGTTAATTGTTCATTAATTAAATCTTGTACAAGATTCTGCTCACTCGTTGATCCTTGTAGAAAAAAGGGATTTAATGCCATTATCCTATCATATCTAGAGGTGGTAATTCATAAGTATTGGACATCATCTCTCTTATGATTTCGAGATCTTTCATTCCATCTTCATAGATTGCTCGACCATCAAGTTCAACTCCACCAGGAAGTTTTACTCCTTGGAACTTGATTAAGTTTTGACCCCACTGTCTTTTTAAATTAGCTGTAAAATACTTTTTAAGAAAAGAATCATTATATACTCTGGTATAATCATTTGGATCAAGAGTTCTGAAACAATCCAGAATTAACCAATCACCTACAGTAACACTTTCCCAATCAATATCAAGATATAACCTATCCATTCTTTGATTAAATCTTATTTGCTTTTCAGTAGTCAATAAGTAATCAATATCCGACAAATAAGTCTTTGTCATTGCATAACTTAAAAGACCATCATATCCCAAATTAAAAGCAACATCATTTAGGAATAACTGATATTTAATACTAAACATATTGTTGCTAACAGTGTTACTTCCATCAAAACGGAACACCTTGTAAACACCGATAACAGCAGGGGGTATTTGTAAATAATTACTATTTTCTTTCCAATCAAATTCAACTGCTACTCCATTAATAGTTGAAGAAGTGGTAGTTGTTGTTATTCCACTAACATTAGCTTGTGTTGGACCTTTTCCTCTATCAACGTCTTCTTGCGTAAACTGATATTTTAAGTATGTTTGTAATACTCCATCAAAATGTCTTTCATGAAAATACTGGATTGAATCATCCAATATATCCTCTACTTGTTCATCAGCAACATTAATTTCAAGCACAGGGGCTCCTAACTGCCTCTTAGCATAATCTATTAACTGTGCTCGGCTTGCTGGTTGTGCCATGTATTTATTATTCCTGTGAAATTATTTAGGAAGGTGCAGAAGAGATACCTGCCTTAACTATAATCGAACCCTGAACTAACCTATAAATCGTAGATGCTGTAGATACCCTACTGAAGGTTACAGCAGTACCAGGGAGGATCTGAGACCCCGATGTGAAGGCAGTTCCCACTTCAATGGTATTACCCGTAGAAACGGTAACTACAGGTACATCTGTAAGTTGATCACTTATTGTTACAGAGTCACCAACAGCAACATTAGTAACCTTATTCAGAGTAAATGTTGTTGTACCAATACCAGCAGTACTTCCCACTGATATAGCAGTTTCTAATACATCTGTCGTATTAGATGAAGAAGCAGAATTCACTAAAATATCATAAACATATCTTCCTCCTGCTAAACTTCTAGTTTGGGTAGAACCCAAAGAAATTTCTATTTTTCCACCTGCTTCACTAGTGAATCCAACAGCAAAAGTGGCAGCAACAATATCAGTAGCCCCCACTGCCACACTCTTGATCATCTGAGAAGAACCACTATAATCAGTAAAGTTGAAAGCAGTTCCGTTAGGATTAGTTACTGTAAATATATTACTAAAATTAGCACCACCATTAATCGTCAGATTGGACTCATAAGGAGTTCCTGATGCAACATCAAATGTTATATTTTGATTAGCCATTTACCAACTCCTTGAGTAAAGATTTAATTTCATTAATCTCATTTTTTAAATTATCAAGATCATCTTTCATATTATCTATTTTATCATTTCCACTATTTCTCAGTTTTTTCTGAGTAACATATTCATTATACCCCGTACCATTTTGATTCACAATAGAATTGGTTTTAGGATCTCTATACAATCCACTATGACCCTCTACTTTAAGATAAGACATTTTAAGCAAGTGCTAGGACTTTAAGATCTTTCACACGAGGAACATATACCTGATTGGTTGAAGTCATTACTAATTTAATTCTATAATATCTAAAGGAAGGAACATCCGTTGCGGTGAAAGTTCTTTCTTTAAAGTCATTAAGACTAGGTTCTACTAATTCATTATTAGTAGGTGCTACAAATACATCAGGTCTTCCATCATTATCAGCAGGATCAATTACCTCTCCTCTTTCATTAAGATTATCATATCCTGGGAAAGGCCTATAAACTGGTTCAAAGTTTTCATTATCACTAATTGCATAGAATGCTCTAATATCACAACTATCATTCAAATAAACATTTGCAATAATTTTGACAGAAGATGCAGGATTTTCCAATTTAATTTCTTTAGAAAGATATTGGAATGCATTAGGATCATCAAATAGAGTATTAACTCTATTATCACTTGTATAACTACTTAACCCTATAGGAGCATTAACTCTATTAGAAACAAAGATAGCACTCATTCGTTGAGTATCAATTACAGGTGTTAATTTAGAACTCACAGTTGATAAATTAATTTGCATATTCATTGATTTATTACCAGCTAATGCACTCAATTTATTGGTTTCATTAATCTTAGAAGCAATTATTCTCGGAGTAGAAAGAAGATTATTTTCACCTATTGCAACTGCTTCAGATGCTTGTTCTAAATAACCAGTTTCACTTCCATCTAAACTAGAACCACTAACAGTTCTTACTTGTGCTGAAACATTAGTTCCAGGAACCGTAAGAGTTTGTAGTTGAGGATTAATTATTTCAAAAGGAATATTTTGTGTAGCAGTTGCATTAATTCCTCCTCCTGTTTGAGTTTTATTTGTATATAAAATAGGGAAACTTTCTCCAGTAGATCTGCCAAGTCCACTAGAACCCATATCCAATTTAATAGTATAAGAATCAAAAGTAATTGGGTCGGCAGTCGTTACATCAGCCAAATTGTGGGTTTTATTAATCCTTCTCAAGGAAACTCCCCCCAATTCATACTTGTAAACAAGTGTTCCTGCAAGATAATTTTTAGCAGGAGTAGAATCAATTGATCTAGAAGTAATTCCTATATTTGTTCCTGATGCAGACTCATAAGAAAGAATCTCATCCCCAATTTGTAAGTAACCATAGTTAGTAGTTCCTACTCCCACACTTTCAAATGTATCTAAGTTATTAACATTTTCTACAACGATCTCTCCTGTGGTAGTGGAATTTAAATCATTAGTTAACTTAGTTGGAATAATGTCAGTTTGAACATCGGAAAGAGTAACAAAATTATCACTAAAATACATTCCATGATTTTCATGATTAACTACAATTTGATCTCCACTAGTAACCTCAGTAATATCATTAATATAAACACCTCCTCCAACATTGTTAGCACCATTTAACTCAGTAGTAATTCCAGTAGAACCATCTAACATAATATACTGAACTGTCTTACCAACACCCGTTACAAAATCACCTTGAACATTATCAACAACTAATTGCGTAGCACTAGAAATTCCAACCACAGATAATCTAAC